TACACATCTGCATATAGTATTAGTGGATCACAGATAACATTTAGTTCTGCTCCATTATCGACAGATAATTTTAGTGGTAGAGTATTAGGAAATAGTAGAGATATTGGTACACCAACTGATGGAACAGTATCATCATCAAGTCTAGCCTCTACATTCTTTATGACTAATGGTCAGACATTTAACAATGTGTCTATTGCTTCAGGCAAAAATGCTATGGCAGTTGGCACGATAACAATTTCAGGAACTTTAACAGTAGCTAGTGGATCTAGCTTTGTAATTATATAGGAGTCAAAATTGAGTATAATTCAAGTAGATACACTACAAAAAAGAGATGGGAGTACATTCCCTTTAGGTAAAATAGGTCAAGTGGTTAGCACAGTAAATTCCACTTTTGCAAGTTCTTCATCAAGTTCGTATGTAGATACTGGCTTATCATTAGCTATTACACCAACATCTACATCTAGCAAAATTTTAATAAATATAAGTGCAAGTATTGGTAATACTTCTGGTGGAGCTAATAATAGTGCTAGAATAGTAAGAGATAGTACAGAAATAGAAACCTTTTCAAGAGTAGCATTTAACAGTAATAATCACTCAGATGTTCAAAATAGTTTTGTTTTTTTAGACACACCATCTACAACTTCAGCAACAACATACAAACTCCAATATAAGAGAGATAACGGAACTATTAGATTTAATGATAATAGTGTCAGTGATCCAGCATCAACAATCACACTAATGGAGGTACTAGCATGAGTACATTAAAAGTTACAAATCTACAAAAGCTAGATGGAACTACATTTCCTGTAGGTAAGATTGGTCAAGTAGTAGAAAACTCCAGCTCAACAAATTTTACAAATTCTTCTACATCAATGGCTGAATTACTCAATGCAAGTATAACTCCTACAAGCACAAGTAGTAAAATTTTGATACACTTTCATACAAATTGTCAGGTTGTTGCTGGTAGTAATGCTTATGGAAGAGCTACTGTATTTAGAGGAACAATAAGTGGCACAGATTTAGGTGCGTTAATTGGTGGTAGTGCAGCTGGTTCAAATGCTAATTTTCCATTAACAGGCACTTATCTTGATAGTCCTTCAACTACATCAGCACAACAATATACATTAGCTATGAACACAGCATCAGGAGCTACATCATCAGTAACAACTGATAGCACCACATATAGATTAATTTTAATGGAGGTATTAGCATGAGTTCAATTTTACGAGTGGATAGTATTCAAACAGCTGCTGGTGGATCTGCTACAGCTAGTGGTTTAGGTATTGGTGGTGTTGGTAAATTAGGTCAAATAACAGAAACTACATTTACACTAGATCAAAGCATAACAAGTACAAGTTATGTTGAGTTAAATACTGCGTGTAGAATTGCATTAACACCATCTGCATCAACATCAAAATTTATTTTTCAAGTTCAATTTCCATATCAAACAAACGATAACAATACTGGTTTTCACATGATAATTTATAGAGATATAGGTGGTGGTGGTTATAGTAGTGCTTCAGGACTAATGGCAACACATACTGGACATGATAGTTCAACAAGTAAATATAGAACTTTCTCAGGACAATTTTTAGATGCACCATCTACTACAAGTGCTGTTACATATACTCCTTATGTTAAAGTAAATCAAAACACTATAAAATTTGGAGACAACGCTATGTATTCGGCAATACTTATGGAGATTTTAGGGT